CATATCTTCAGTAGAGTTATAAACTTTACTTGCTCTAGCACCATGAATGCCACCAAGACCATAGTCAGTTTTAACTCCTTTATACTGAACAGAATATTTAAATCCACCTTTTGTTTGACCCGGATACAGTACTACATCTTGAAACTTCTTTAGAAGATTTTGAAATGTAGCTGTCTCAAAGCTAATATAAGGTAAAATAATATCCTTAAATATTATTTGTTCTCTACTAGTTCTCATTTGTCTTAATTGAGACTTTCTAATTCTAGTAGAGTTACTTAAGAAATGCAAGAATAGTTCTTTAGATATTCTGGGTTCAGAGGCTGAGAATAAATCTATATCATATTCTTCTGTTAATGTTCTTCTTAAATCAATTTGCTCTTTAGACAGATGCATAATCTGTTTAGTAGATCTTACATCATTAATACAGTATTTTGTAATCATTGCTATTTCAGATTCCACTACATGGAAACTATGATGAATTGGCATATCCATGATATTTTTCCAATCCATAGTATACTGTATCCATTTTAAACTAGATCTTTTTGCTGGATTATCCCAGTGATTTAGTTTATATACATCAATTTGTCTGATACTTAAGTCTCTAGAACCAAATTCAGGAAACTCTCCTTCACGAGATCTTGCAATGATAGATTGTGATTTATCATATAGAAATCTAGCAATAGTATCACCGTCTTGTTCTAATAACTGTTCTTTATTCCGTAGAATATGTTCAGTAATCTGGCTGTCAAATGCAAGACCATTAAAACTAACATGCCATTCCCCGAGAGTTATATTTCTCTCTAGAAAAGTAACTAGTTCTAAAATATCATTTTGTGATTCGTGACAGACAAATACTTCTGTATGTTCAGACTTTACATCTTCAAAGACTCCAATAAAACAATTACTGAGAGTCTCGTAGTCCATTACCCAATGTGTTCTCATAGGCTATGTTCAGTTAAGCTGTTCCCCCTTTTAAGTTAATAAAAAAAGAGGTTACTATACTTCACCTCTTTTTTAGTCATCATCAACGCTTATGCCTCTCCAGGAAGAGACAAAAACTTTTTATAATCAAACTTTTCTGCATTTACTGCAAAAATTTTAATTAATTCTTCTATAGCTGTAAGATCTTCAATATAAAATTCTTGAAAAACTTCTAGCTTATGTCTCTCTTGTTTTATACCCTTGTTACCAGTAACAGGTTTACCATACTCATCCAATTTAGGGAGCATGTGTAAGGTAGTCTTCTTAATTTTAGAGATAATTACAAAAACTTTTGTTCCCAGATCAAATATACATTCCACATATGGACATTCATCTTTTGTTGGGATCATTCTAAAGGTTTGTTGTTCTTGCCATGTGGCTTGAACTAACATCATTGATTCACTCATTTTCTGTTGGTTTTGACAAATTTAATAATTTATTTTCACTTAGATCACTTAAGTCTGCAGGTTCAAGAAATAAAGTTTCTTTGTCCATATCAGGCTTAGTACATAACTCTCCCACTTTAATTAACATTTCTGATTCTACACCTAATAATTCTGCATAATTATTAAAATACTTTTCAGGTATTAAATAACTATGCATATAGGCATAATTACCACTGTATTTGTCAAAGAAGCCTAGGATTTTTTGCTTTAAATTCATACTTATCTTACTGTATCTTCCATTAATAAAATGGAACCAGTCGTCTCCTAAATCAGATAAATCAAATGTAAGAACTAATTGATTGCCTACTTTAACATAATCATTTAATCTATTATGATTAAGTAAAACATTTCTTTCAAATTGTTTGTATTCTTCATCTGTTCTTACATCATAGACACATATTAATTTCATATCCTCAGAGTTGTAATAGCCTTTCCAACTTACATAAGTTTCAATTGGAACAACACTCACCCCTCTTTTAATGCCCAAGATCGGATATAAAAACACCTTGGACTTTTGAAAGTACTTTCTATAAACAGAATTTAAAGCCATAAAATCTACAATTTAAGATTACTTACTGCTAAGTCATATGGTAAGTCATATCTCTTCTGTACATAGTGCCATTTTGCTATTTCTAATACAGATTTGAAGTCACCTTTCCATTGACTCATTGTTTCTGTAGAGACTTGGAAGGGATAAACTAAATTGTATTTGTCAATTACAATAAAGGTTACTTGAACTTGCCAGTCTCTGCTATCTAGTTTGTCTTTCAAGAATTTATCTGAAGCTAGAATAGTATAGATAACTGCTTGTATCCAATACTTGTAATATTCTACTGAATCAGGAAAATCTTGTACAGACTTACCAGTTGTTTTGAGGTCATTGATAAAAATTATCTTTGCCTCATTATCAACAACAACATTGTCAAGTACTCCTTGTAAACCAAAAGGTAATTTGTCATGGTCAACCTTAATATGCAACTCATTATAGGTCTCGATGTGGGTGTCTTCCTCAGTCTTGTCTAGTTGTAATAAAGCTCTAATGTCTTTATTACTCTTTAGTATCTCTACCTGTGCTTTGCAGCCGTCCAAAGTAGGTTGATCTACTATTGATTTGTCTAGACTTTGTTTAAGGAATTCAAAATACTCTTTGTGTTCATCAGTAAGCATCTTGTCAAGTCTTTGCTGATCTGTTTTAAGATTCTGATAAAGATTTGCTGTGAGTAGCTGTGTGAGTATATCTTGTGAGTAATCTTCCAAAGTTAATGAATTATTTTGATATCCAATATGAATTCTGAAAATATTATCAATAATTTTTCTTGGATTATCACTAGGAAGTTTTCCCGGTAGTGACACAAAGTAATCATCATATTTCTCAGGATCAAATAAAAGGCAGTGCAAGACCCTACCTCCTACAAGGTGAGGGTCTGTACTGTCTTCTCTCTGGTTGAGCACATAATGATTATAGAATGCAGCAGGTGAATAAAGTAATTTATTGAATCCACTGTAGCTAAAATAAAATTTCTTCTGATAGAATTTTTCCATCTCATCAGAACCATTCAAAATCATTGTCATCTTGTTGTTCTATTTGATTATTATTTTCATCATGTGACTCAGGGGCCTCAGACTGTTCTTCTAATGCTATTAACTCTGACTTGAGTTCATTTCTCTCAATTCTAGTAAATGCATCCTCTATGTCTTCATCAGTGAGTTCTTCTTCCTGTGCAGTGTCATTGCATACATCATCAATTTCCGGATTATTATCTTCTAGACTATTAAGATCTACAAGGTCTCCATGTATTTGAGGTGCATTTATAGCATCTTCAGGTATGAAATCTGGAATGAGCTCATGAACATAGTTAGTATTGAGTAGTTTTGAAGTATCTTCATTAAGAGTAATTGTTTTAACTTCAAAATAATCATTACCACCACGGTTAGCTATTTCCTCACCATAATACTTCATGATAACATTTACCTTATCTATATCAAGAACATCTTTATCTATAAGAGACTTCATAATTTCATCAACATCAGTACTCATATAACTTTTATTCTTACCTAGAAAACTAAGTAAAGACTTAAAATTCACATGATTCTTAGTATGACAGTCAGACATTTGATAAGAATACTTCTCAAATAGCATCTCAATATAGAGTAGGCTATCTATATAATTAGAATTAGCCATAATTTCCATTGCAAGAATATGATTATCTGAATCTGAGCTCTTGAACATGTCAGAAATCTGTAAGAACATAGTTTCATCTATAGTAGCAGCATCATCACCATTAATGTGTTTTAGTAATTTACTTTCATGAAATATATCTAAAGTAGATATTCCGGGAAATAAATTTTTGTGCTCATCATCTACAGTATAAAATATATTAGAAGATCTTGAAATAGTATTACCAGTATATTTTTTTACAGATTTTAACTCAGAATTTCTTAATTGGTTTGCTGTATGGTAATGTAGAATTACTATATCTTCAGTATAAAACTCTAGAGCTTGATTAAGATTATCTTTATAATAATCATCCATTACAAGGTCAGAATCTGCAAGAATATCTCTAAGACCTTTGGTTTCCATTGTATAAAACCATTCTCCAGATACAATCTTATCTTTGGTATTCTTACCAGCAAAGATATGTGTTGCTTGATCAATATCTCTCACAGTTTTAATACCATGTTGCAAAGACAAGTCTTTTAGTTTTACCCGGGGAATATTTACACCAGGTAGGAAATAAAGTTTATCTCCTTTTGTAGGAGAATAATCTTTATCATTTACATTTACAATATCTGCATCCCTACCAGCACAATATAAAGGTTCTACCTTCAATATTAGCTCTTTATCATCTGCCTCTGCTTCATAAATAAACAAATATGTTTTCATAGATATAAATTTATTAAAGGGGAGTATTACCTCCCCTTATCATTGTTTTTAATTAGACTAGTGGTTTTTTAAAGGGGAACCCTTCTATGTTGATTTACTTTACAGCCATCTTCACCACGTCCTGATTCATCATCAATTGAGAAAACTTAACCTTATTACCATTAACAATCTCTTTGACCATATAATATCTAAGGTCATTAGTGAATGCATCACAGTCTGTAGTAAGTTTAGCTATCCTCTCAATGATTGGTTTACCTACTGCTCCTTTGTCAGCCAAAGTAAGAGAATAGTTAATTATCCTTGTTGCAATAACACTAGATATATCCGCACGGAACTCATCATCTTTCCCTACTGCATTAGTAAGAGAGTTCATTACATACTGCTCATCTTTAGTCAAGATATCTTCAGGACTAATTATTCTATCTAGTTTATTATTAATAAACATAGTAAACATTGAACTAAAATCAGTACCAACTGAACCTTCACCAATCATTTGAATTAAAGGTAAGTCTGCTTCAAATTTATCAATAGAACTAATTGCATTAAAGAAAGTAGTAATAGATCTTGGATTAACTCTTTGAGTTACCAATTCTGGGTGCATCAACATAAAGTTAATACATCTACCATCTATGTTTGCTTTCTCTGCCCACTTAGCCCATACATCAGAATCATATTTCAACTCAACAGAGATAAATCTTGTCTTCTGAGCTACGTCAAGACTAGTAACATTATAGTCACCATTGTCTGGATTAGTAGTTAAAATAACGTGCCAGTTCTTTGGTAGCTTCCAAGATACATATTCCTGTCTATCTAAAATTTCCATAGTAGCTTGCATAAATCTTGCATCGGCACGAGTATAGTCATCAAGAATCAAGAAACCACCTTCACCTTTACCCTGAATCCATTCAGGAGCAGCATGTGACATTCTCTTGTCTACAACTTTATAACCTTTAGCACTAGCTGCAGCTATCTGAGTTTCATTAATCCAGGTGGTTTTACCTTCAGCATTTTGTATTTGAAATTCTTTTACAGGAAAACCTACTAAGTCACCTAATTCTTCTAGCTGAGATAAATTCAGCTTTACAACTTCCATTTGAAGTTCTTTACCTAACTGCATAATTGCTGAAGTCTTACCAAGACCTGCATCACCCTCAATATTTATAGCCACGGGAACTTTACCCTCAGACTGAATATGTTGGTTATTCTTAACCATGTGCTTAATAAAATCCTTTAACTCATTAACATTTAATTGTACTTGACTCATAATTCTTTTTTTATAATTCTAATTTAATAACTTTACCTGGTAATTCCTCATTCATATAAGATTGCTCTGACAAAACCCATAGAGTATTACCTTTAGGTTTTACATCTACACTGCATTCACCATCAGTAAAATACACCAGGCTTGTATATTTCTTTAGGTTGGCATTAAAATATTCTAAGACAGGGTCAAACTCAGTTCCACCTCTACCTTGTACAGCCATTTCAAATTTACCTTTGTAAGGTTCAATAGATTTAATCTGTGTATCACATTGAATTACAGTAATATCTACACCACATTTATAGATGTGATATATCTCACTCATAAATTCTTGTAACTCACCATCACTTACAGATCCTGAAGTATCTATGGCCAACAACATATGTTGTCTCATTTTTACTTTAAGACCTGGATTATCTTCAAATCTGCGGTTCTCTTTCCTTCTGATTTTCTTGGTAAATACTTTTGTACTAACACCAGTAAATCTTCTGATATACTGTCTCCAATTAAATTTAGGTTTAGTAATCTCTTCTATGATAATTACTCCTTCAATTTCTCCAGGAACAGTACCTCTTTTCTTAATGGTTTGTTCTTTAGCATCACTAAGGACTTTCTGTAATTGTTTCTCAATTAATTTTTTTTCTGCCTCAGTCAAGTTTTCAAACTCTTCCCATGTAGGATGATCATCTGTTTCACCATTTTCTATAGCATCTAACAAATCATCCATAGGTTGATTACCACAAGTACCATTTTGTTTCTTTTCATCTTGAAGTTGCTTAAGTTTGTCATAGTAATATCTACAACCAGCTTTTTCGTCAAGATTAAGATCTTCATAGTTATCAATATCAATACCACCTTCAGGTAGATATTCTTTATCAATATACTGATTGATCTCCATATCCATTGCTACATTTGCAAGTCTTCTATCACTAAACTTAAAGAAAGTTGTAAGATGTCCAAATGCAATATGTAACAATTCATGTTTCAATAACCCAAGTCTGTGGTTATCACTTAAAGATTCCCAGAACTCAGGATTAATAGCAAGCTGATAGTTAATACCATTCTTGCTAACTCCTGCAGTAGGAACTTTTTGACCCCAGACTTTATTTAGCATAATAAGAAAGAACCCATAATAGGGCTCTTTCAACATTAGCTCTTTACCAATTTTACTAAGGCTCTGTTGTTTGTCCATCATTTTTAAATTTAATGTTTATCTCAAATTTATCTGCAGGGTATCCAATGGACTCTAACATCCTTGTCATATCCCTAATAAAGAATTCCATAAATAGCTCAACCGAAGCTGTAGAACCTTTGTGTTTTGTAATCAGACTTAATATTTTAGAACTACTAGATAAAGTTTCTGGTTTAATATCCAACAACTTAGTTGCTATCTTTTTACAGTTAATCATCCAGTTCTCCATAGTGTGCCCACCAAACTTAAAGAGAACCAATAATTCTCCAATATACTTATCAAAATCAACATTCTTTAGAGATTGAAATGCTATAGTATGATTGTCTGCATCATCAGATTGCAACATCATAATTAAGTTTCTTGTCTCATCTTTATCAAAAATCATCTTTTTCATCAGTCTTCAATTTTTAATGTTTTAATGGCCCACTCTTGTGGTTTACCACTTGTAATCATATCTACCCATTCTTTTGCAGTAGGAATGTAATTGTTACAATCCTCCTTAACATGCTGTTCTCCAATATATCGGACATATATATCTTTACCGTCAGAGTTGGTAATTACCATACCAAATCTTTGTTCACATTCAAATATACCCTCTGAATGATGTCTAAACATTCTGTGCATACTATGACCTACCCAGGCCTTAGTTTCATCAAACCAGTTATGTATTGCTAGATAGTCTACAGGAGACCCACCAAACCTTTTAGCTGATGATTTTGCATGTTGCCAAGGATGAGCCATTATTCTTCTTCTACTTTATCTAACAAACTACCATCATGAAAATAATTTTCACTGTCAGTAATTCTTATGTTATTATTAATAATATATTTTCCTGAAGGAACACATATACATAAATCTCCCCAACCACCTTCATTATTCCACCAATCTTCTACATCATTAAGAATATCATATGCAAAAGATTCAATTGCAGTATATGCATCTGGAGAAATTTTTGCTAATGCTGAATCACTACCCCAATCTTCCATGTTATCATCTACATCTTCTGGAGTTTCACAAGGTTTAGTTGTATAACCTATCCATTCTATGGCACCTGAGTCTCCTCCACCATCATATTTTACTTTAACACCAGTAACACCTAAATCAGCCAACTGAAATAGGAGGCTTGTTAATTCTAATTCTGTCATAATCCTGCTTTTTTAATAAAATATTTTGCTACTTCAGGAATGTGTTTCTTGTAGTAAGGTTGATTGTCCTTACACCATTGTTTTACTTCCTCTTTACTCTTAAATGGCTTTTGCCAAGAGTTGTTATCCATAATCATATTAAATGTTGGCTCTAGTTCATCTATAAAAGATTGAACAGTCCAACCTTCCCAGATGTGTCTGTCATTACTCATAATTATTTAATTTTGTAAAACCTACCTAAAATGTTTCCATTTAGGTATTCATCTTTTTCAAGAACTTCTCTTAAAAACTGATACTTAGTTTCAAAATATGTAAGTTCCATCTTGGAAAAACATATCTTTACCATATACCTTTTGATTGGTATTCCAGCTTTGTAAGCTTCTTTAAGAACTTCATTACTACTATAATAGTTCTGGTAACTAGTTTTAGAAACATTCTCATATTTTTTGTTTCTTTTATCTGTCATCTGAGCAACAGCTTTTTTACCAAACTTCTTTTTTGTAGTAGAATAAAAGTTCTTCTTACCCACATACCTTACAGATTTACCATCAATAATAGCTTCCATCTCATACACAAATCCTACAGCTCCTTCAGGAATCATACTACTATTAAACTCTCTACCTTGATATAGCCAACTCATAATGCTTGTTTTAATAGTAGAAATAATTTATCTCTAACAGCTTCAATACCATAATCTTTTACTGAATCAGAAAGATCTTTAGACATATCTAAATTTATGTAATTAAAACCATATTTTTTATTATACTTCTCAGCAGATCTTATTCCAGCCTCATCATTATCAAACAATACAATTATCTTTTGATACTTATCTAGGAGTGGTCTCATAAAATTTTCTGGTATAACACTATTTTCACTGTCTGGAGAAATAGTTTCTATACCGGATATACCTAATCTTTTAAAACACATCAAGTCTTTTAGAGAAGAAGTAATAATCAAATACTTAGATTTAAATTCAAGTTGATCAGAACCCTGTATATAATCTCTTACTTTAATAAACTTATTGTCTTTATTTTTTGGAGTATAGATTTTATATAGTGTACCATCTTCTCGAAAATAACCATAAATAAAATTACCTTTAATATTTATAAGATCTAATAAATTACCTTCATTATCTTCTTTGACCATAGTATAAAATGACAAGGGATACACATTATGTTTTTCTAACATAGTAGAAGATAATTTAAATCCTTTCCAATATGCTTGATCTAATGTATTCCAGTGTCTCATTTCATAATCAGAAACTACATATTTATTCTGTGGTTTGTATAATATAGGAACATAGGTATTATTAGAAATATAGACATTATAATCATCCATTATCTTAAAAGATGCTTTACCTCTACTTTCTAAATTATACAAGTGCATTACAAGATTAAGTCCATCACCACCATAGCCTGAAGAAAAATCTTTAAACTTGTAGTGACCTTTACTATCTGTATAAATACACATAGAAGGTACTTTATCTCTTGAACTAAAAATTGATTTGATTTTAAGGCTTTGACCTGATAATCTTTCAGTTAGTTTCAGGTAATGTTCAAATACCCATTCTCTGGGCACGTCATTTAAATCACAAATTATTGCATTAGTTGAAATCATATTCTAAATTTTAAAAAAATTAGGGGAAACCAATATGATTCCCCCTAACTATTTTTTAGTCTAGAGAGAAATCAGTAGATGGTTTACTTGATTTTAAATCATTGTCATCATCCCCAAATTTAGAAACTTCTGTTGTTTCTAATTTTTTAAGATGCTTAGATTCATCATATCTAATTACTTTACCTTCTTCTACTTCACCAAATGCATACTTACCTTTTTCTGCTTTTGGCAACCACATGTCATAATTAGTATACCCTGTTTTACCCACATACTCTTTACCTGCAATACAAAATTCCAGATATTTATCTTTGATTGGTGCAGTTTGGTTAAATGCATCTACAAAGTCTTCAATAGTATTGTGTTTATTATGTTGAGCTTGCATCCAGTCATTAATACCCATAGTCTTACAAAGATTTTGTAAGAAGATCAAAATAGATCTATCTCTTTGAATTTTAATACCTGATTTAGTTTCACCATCTGCAAATGCATACTGAGAAGCTTTAACTCTACCAATCTGACCTGCAAAGTGTCCTTTATCTGGATTGTCTTTATCAAGAGCAAAACCTTCAAAACCTTCTATAGGTTCAGTTTCTACATGCAATATCAAATGATATGCATTTTCAATAAATTTAAACTCTTCCAGTTCTACATTGTTAATCTTTAATACTTTGTTACCTGGACTAATTGTTTTTGGTAGGCCGGATCCACCGGTACCAAGATCTTCTGTACTTAACGCCATTTTATTTTACTTTTTTAATTATTAAACAAAAACTTTATCCCATGATGTCTTTAGAACATCATCAATCATCTCAGTAATTACTATTTCTTCATTACGTAAATGCTCAGGTCTTGCACCACAAGTAACTTCTTCATTTGTCTTAAAAGACAAAATAGTTTTGTTACCTTTTCGGTACATATAACCAATTGCATCTGCATTTGCACAAATCAAAGATTTGATCTTACCTGTCAAGTCTATATTAGCAGACATGACCATCTCTCCTTTATCATCAACAACCTTGTCTTTAATGTGACCAGATAGGATGATTGTAGGTGCTAAGGTATCAATAAAATCTAAAACTTGAAAGAATGCTTGACGAATATATAAATAACCTGCACCATTTGGAAGAGTAATTACTGTATCTCCATCAAAGTTCTTACCCATAGGAGTTGCTCTGTAGAGTTTTATAGCTAGTGGCATAATCATGTCTTCTAAAGCAGTTACAGTGTCAACAGTAATATACTTGTAAGGATTACCTTCAGCTTTGATTGCTTTACCAATATCCAATAACTCTTGTAAATTACTAATTTTTACTTTTAATGCTTCTACATAATCAGCACCATTTTCTAAATCTAAAATCAGATTGTTTTCTAATCCTGCATATGCAGTTGTTTTACCAGTCTTAGGCTTTGAATAAATTATAATTCTTTTGGGATTTACTCTTTCAGCTTTGACTTTTTTAGTAGGAAGTACTATACTCATATTTCACTTTTTGTTTGTTTAATCAGCTCATTTAACCATTCTTTATCACTTACTGGTTTTACAAGCATAATTGCTGCAAAATCTTTTAAAGAAATATTTGCTAATATACATGATTCATTAACTGACTTGTCAATGTCAAAATCAGAACCAGGTAATTTTTCAGCTTTATTTCTTTTTATAAATTCCTCTTCAAAATCTGGAAAAATACTAAGTGATTGTTGTAGTTGTGGAACCTCAAGTTTAGCTTCTTCTTTTCTTTTTTCAAAAAGAGCATAACTAATCTCTTGTCCACTAGGTAGTACTGCTACCATTTCACCTAAAGAAACTAGATATTTTCTATCTACTTTTCCATCGGCATCAACAGTTTCTGTAACATCATACTCTTCATGATAAAATGGATTGTACTTAAGTTTAAACAGAGGTCTGTCTTCTATTCCAGGTACAATGTCGGTATTCTTACCTGTTGAATCATACACATTCTCATAGAATTCAATGTAGATATCTTCTCCCTTCTTTAATTCCCATTCAAAGAATTGACATTGTTTTCCAAACTTACCTTTCTTAAAGAAGGCAGTTTTGATAGTAAAAAATGGATCTGCTAATCCAATTGATTTGAAAGTGTCCATATGCTGCATATAGAACTCTCTTTCTTTCTCTTTTCTTAAATTGTTGTTATTCATAATTTATTAATTTACTTGGATTTTCTGTGTAGTCTCTCTAGCAGGAGTTAACATCTCTACTATTCTCATAGTAGTTCTATCTAGTTTAAAGAAACTAATTCTTGTAAGACCATTACGTGATTTGAGGAAGTGGAACACTAAAGTATCCGGATCTTCAATTAAAAACTTCTCAGGACCATATTTCTTAATTCTTCTTATAGAAGGTTTATTAATACCAATAACTACATCAGCATGTTGTAATAAAGCATCAGAACCATAAATGTCAGAATCTAATACATAATTACCGTATTGAGCTTCTACTTGTCTTTTAGTATCATCTATGTTTCTATTTAACTGACTTAGGACAACAAATGCTACAGGATAATTTTTCTTCATATAGGTCAAGGCTTCACCCAATGCACCTAGCATTTCAAACTTGTCTTTTTGTCCAACATCATTTTTAAATAGAGCTGAATGATCTATTGTGACAAGCATGTTAGGATATGTTCCATCAGATCTTTTGTGTCTTTCCAATTCATAATGAATTGTAGCACACATTTCATTGACAGTACATACATCATAAATGACATTAACTATATCATTAGCTGCAGTTTCTTTGTAATACTCTACACACTTTTCAAATAAGTTTTTGTCAACTAACTTGCCGTCTTTACTCATTAATGTATTGTAATCAGCACCTGTAATCAGACCAAATTTCCTAATAGCACTGGTTTCATCAACCATTTCCATCTGAAATTTTAATACCCTAAACTCTTGATTAGAATTTTTTGCAATGATATCAGACACTAACTGTTCCATAAAGAGTGTCTTACCTGTACCAGGTCGTGCACCAACTACAGTAATAGTTCTCCATTCTAATCCATCACAAAAAGCATCATTAAACTTTGGCCATGCACTTAACAAAGAAGGAATTTTACCTTCTCTCTTTGCTTTCATTTTGTGTAGACCCTTTTCATAACTGTCTCTTTCACTTACTGGTAACAGATGTCTTGCACCATTAAATAATTTTCCCATAAACTTTAAAAATTTATACTATACAATTAACTCACTAAATACATCTTTTTCTTCATTAGGATTATCATTTAAAAACTCACAATATGTTGCTAAATCAGAATCCCAACTTTTGTCTACATTTTGTTTTCTCAAAAAGTATTGAGAGTTTCTCATGTATTCATAGTTTTTAGATTCATATTCTAACACATATTTTTGAGTTGCTAAAAAAATAGTTTCCCAACTGTAATTGAAAGTATCAAAGAACCATCTAAATGCATTTTCTAAATTTTTAGCAGGGACTCTTGCATATTTTCCAGAGGATAGTTTCTTATTAGGAAATATAGTCACATATGCCTCTATGTTTTGCATAAAATTATGCCCCATTAAATCTTTAGAAGTTTTCTTCTTGGATTTCTTAAAATATCCATCAATTTCTGCTATAAAGATAATGCTTTTATTTGTCAATTCCAAAGATTCTGACAACCAGTGATTCTTTTGCAGTCTTTTGCACTCAAGTTCTTTATTGACTAAATTATGAGGTACAATTTTTTCTTTAATACAGTATAAAATATAGAATGTATTTGGTGTCAAATCATTCTGAATTAGTTTAGTAAAGATCTCATTCATATTACCACGTTATTATATTACCACTAGAATTTGTTACTATAGAAGATATTTTAATAAAAATATCATCACTATCCCATTTAGAACCGTTATAAGCAGCAGAAGCAGGATGTTTAACAGTAAACCTGTGGTTATTATCATTAGTAAGTTCAGACCATTCTTCAGCTTTTTTACCCATGTAGACATAAATTAATCCGGAATTGTAGCTATTTAACCAATCAAGTAGATAAGTTGTAAATGGTCTCCATATATCATAATGACTACCAATTTTACCTACTTCAACAGTAAGAGCTGTGTTTAACATTAATATACCTTGATTTGACCATCTTGTAAGATCTACATCTTTACTAACAGGATGACCATTATAAACTGTTCTGTTTACTTCTTCTAAGATATATCTAAGACTTGGTTGGAGTTTATTGGTATTACCACAACTAAATGATATACCATCAGCAACTCCTAACTGTGGATATGGATCCTGACCCACTATTACCACTTGTAATTTATCATACGGACATTCTTCAAATGCCCTAAACACTTGTTTTAGTGGTGGAGTAAATCTTTTATCTTCTTGACTTAATGTATATAACTTTGTAAGTATATCATCAAATTCACTACTAAATATAAAAGATTTAAAGATTCTACTCCAACCACTTGGTTCAAGTTTATCAAACATTTTTTGTTTAATTTCGTTTAAATTCATTTTTTTATTATTTTTGATAAAAATTAAATATTATGGCAATCAAAGTAAAAGAACTTAAAGATGATGCAATTCTTGACATTAAAGTCAATAAAAGTTTTTATTTAATGGCTAAAGCTGCATCTTTTCACGTACTTCAATCAATGAATATTCAGGAAAAAGGTGATGAATACTTCAAAGAAATCATAACTAAAAAGTATGAAGATCTTGATAATTCTCAAAGAACATTTTATACAATAGTTCTTCTTCTTGCTGAAATAGAAAGACAAGCAAATGAACAAAAACTATATAATGAAAAAGAAATTTTACAACCTGGTGATGAAGGTTACGTAGAACCTACCCCAGAGAAAGATTAAATTGTTCTTTTCCAATTTGTATACAAGCTTCAATAGCTAACATCAGTTCATCTTTGTTGCAATCTCCAAAAGATTTGTAATTTATTATCACCCCTTCTTTGTAGGCTAAACCTGCATGATCTTTTACAAGACATTTCATTTCATCAAATGTATATCCTGACTCTTTTGCCATTTCTCTAATACAAGCATGTACTTTTGCAAGTTGTGCTTTACTGTGATCTACACCTGTTAGATCTAAATACATATCTATTTGCTGACCCTCTGGTATCTTCTCTAAAAAGAGTTCATAAGCCAGTTTGTCTTGAGGATGAGCAAATACTAATTTTCCATTTTTTTTAATAAACTTACCACTAAACATACTAATAAGTTATATTTCCCATTATTTCCATAAACTGTTCATAATGAATTCTGTCTTTAATATTTAAAGTAGGAATTTCAAATGATTTTAATGACCAATTATCATTTTTAACATCAATACTATCAGTACTATGTAAAATAACACCTGAATATGGTTCTTTATGATAGTAGTAGTAATCAAATCCATTTTGGCTATCTTCATCAAGTATGTCTACTCTCTCAAAGCCAAGATTAATTAATTCTTGTTCTGTCATCTTAATCTAAATTTTTGTAAATAATACTAACAATTATTAAAAATATGCAATTACATATCCGATCTATTATCATTTTCATCTCTTAAAGAATAAACTATTAAGTATCCAATTATTAAACAAGCTATAAACGTCCAAATTATTTCCATTTTATTTATTATTTATGAATATTTCAGTATTAATTATATCTCGAATATAATCAATTTTTTTGTATTTTTCATTATCTAAAGTCCAAATACCTAAATCTTTTACTCTGTTGTTCCTTAAACTTAATAAAGAAAGAGCCATTATATTTGCATTATCTTCATCTAAACTATCCAACATTCCAAACATATTATTCATTTCTTCTTCAGTAATATAACCTGTCTTAACAAGTAAGTTCAACTCTGATAGAAAAATAAATGGTCTGAATGTTTCTACTTTGGTACCTTTTGTATACATATACCATAAATATCCAATATTACTGTCATTTGATTTTGCAACTTCCCAATGTTCATTGCAAATATCCTTGATTAATCCCTTAATCTTAGGATCACTAAAATTTTTTATCATGATTTTAAATTGTATTTTATTGCATGTAGTATTATGCAATCTTATTGTGATTTATATTGGAAAGGATCTACTATCTACTTTTTTATCTATATAATTAACACCTTCATCATCAATAGCATCTTTAACAGAAAAAGTAATTATTCTACCACCTAATGGTTTAGGAGGAGCTCCTCTCTCAATGTGCCACCCATCTGTACCTAAACCATATTCTTCTTTATATGTTCCAGTAATACAGTGATGAATTTGTCTTTGTTTAATTTTATATTTACCAGCATATGCTATTAAACTTTCTCTAACATCATTACGAGCAGAGTTTTCATGTATATGACCCATAGTAAACAAATCCATATCCTCATACATTTCTAATGCACGGGTAAGATTTAAAGCACCTTTGGTAACTATTCCACCACCACCAGATCCATGATAGTACTTATGTTTAAATGAAGCTGCCATATTCTTTCTATAAGAAACAGCATACACTATCCATCCTCCATATCCCCCAGTCTGTATATTAGTATTATATTTAAGATTTATCATCTCAACAAATCTTTTAAGTACATCAGTCTCTTGATATTTAATTATCCCAGTCTCATGATTACCATAACCAATAACTTTAATCAAGTGAGCATATGGGGCAAACCATTCTACAGCAGTATCTACAATTGAATCTAAGTAAAATGCATTATTATGTTCCGGGAGTATATCTGACTTATTCCTCCTATTATCTCCCCTACCTTGCATAAGACAGAATAGATCCCCTATAATAACAACAGGTATACTATTCTCTTTACAATACTCAAGATGTTTTTTTAAAAGTTTTCTATCACATTTTGGATTATCCCAGTGGACGTCTGATAACACAGCAACTTCAGCTGTTTTTCCAGTAAGTAAGATATTATATACATTCTTACCAATCTTTTTTACATCCATTTATTTATTTTAATGGGTTAGCACTATAATATACAAAAAATTTACTAATATACAAAATTATAACAATTGTGTGTTATTATTAGAAAATATATCTAATTGTATTCCAAGGTATTATCTCATCATGTAATTCAACAAACTGTTTAATATAATCAGCTTTTCTGTTGTGTTTATACCGGATATTCTCACCACCATACTGAGAAGTTTTAACTTCTTGTATTTTGGGTACCCAAAGTAATTCTTCTCCAGGTAACTCATGCTCAAGATTATACAGATGTTTCTGCTCATTATGAGTAAGAAATATTACTTCAGCTTTAACAGAATCATTATTCCAATTATTAAAATGAGAATGTCTGTTAATTAAATGAAATAAAAATTCATACTCAGTCAACCAATTATTATAAACTATTACAGGACTAAAGTTTAAATGTACTTCATAACCAGCATCAATAAATCTTGGTATTGCATTTAATCTTAAATCAATAGGACTAGTATTAGGTTCTAGAATCTCTCTCCATTTCTCAGGCATCAGACTAAATCTTACTCTAATCTTACCTTCTGGATTAAATTCTAATAAATCTGAATTAACATACTTAGTAGCAAATGAACCCATAGCAAGTGGATGATCTCTAAAGAACTTAAAAATAGTCTCCCAGTCATGATATTTAGCATGCAGAGCAAAGTCTTCATTACAAGATATATCATAAGTTATGTACTCTCCTGTTTGATTTGGTTTCTCTACTGTAGAAAAATATGCATGTGAATTAATTTCTGTCAGGATATCCATAGTATTTGTAGCTACAGATAATCCTTCCGGCTTATGTCTTTTCATATAACAGTAAGAACAGTTATACAAACAGCCATGACCAAAGGAGGGACTGATAAAATCAGTACTCCTCCCACTAGGTCTTATAATCATAGATTTTCTAGTAACTTTCTCTACCAGACTCATTTATTTAAATTAATTTGATGATCACTAAGTATTTCATAGAACTTATCTCTGATTCTCTCTACCATCTTCCACTCTTCCTCACTAAGCTCTTCATATTTCCATAGTGTTCTTAAATCTTGAGAAATATCCCACAGAGCTGAGTACATATTACCACTCTGTACAGCCAAATCAAATTCATTCTGGTCATCTGGTAGATTGAAGGTTAAGCGCGCTTTCATATTATTCTGATTTAAAGGTTTCACCAATCTTTAATAACTTATCTTCTATTATTTCAACTATTTCTAAGTATTGTTTTGATTTCTCAAAATTTCTATAAGTTATACATTTTTCTTTAAAATAGTTTCTTAATAGTATTAGTTCTTGTATTGAATATTCCATTTTATTTTGGTTTAGATTCAACAATTTCAATTAACTTTTTAATACATTCAAGTTCTGCTTCGTACTTAGAATGACACAATCCACCATAAACATTTACTTCCCAATCATAATATCTACGCTTTGTTGTTTGATATGTTTTTAAAGTAACGGAGTTGTCATATTTCTCCTCAAACCATCTAAAGCACTGTGAGAATGTTGGTGCTTTTGTAAAATAATCATCACTTGGAATTTGTAATGACATATCTAATGTTTCACCGTTCCAAGTAGCAAAACAAGGTTCATCAAATCCAAGTGCTTTAAGTTTAACCGCCAACTCGTAGGGTACAAATTCTTTTTCCATATTATTCTGATTTAAGGGTTAATAACTATTCCATTTATCTTTTCTTCGTTGTTTTTTAATCCTTTCATTCCAGTATTCTTCATCTGTTAATCTTATTTTTTTCTTGC